CGCGTTCGTTAAAAGACTTCTGAACGAACTTGGTCTCTGTGATGACTTCGCCTACGTTAATACGGTTGTTGTAGAGCGTCTGGAAGTACGAGATGAAGTTCCTCTGAGACGATTTACCACTGATGATGCTAGTGCATACACAGCGAGGCGGCAGCAGACGATGGTTAGGTGTGACACCAATGTAAGCAATGCGAATAAACTCCTCATGCGATCGCATACCGAGGTTGCCGAAGTACGGCGTGAAGCCCAGTAGTACAAACGAAATCGGTATCCCATTACCGTTGCTGTCGACGATCGCAGCTTCGCTGTCAGTATCGGATTTCCAATAGCGGCTTTGAAGATCGATTCGGAGCGTGTGCGGCGGGACTTGGCAGAGTATCTCGTCCGCAGAGAACTTACCAGCGATGAAAACCATGACGTTAAATCAGAGAGAGAAATCCAGTGAACCGAGAGCCGCTGCTGAGACTCGCCCTTTGTCGGGATCTGCAGCCTTCGCGGGCGCGGACTTTGTGCCCTTGGGAAGGTAAAGAACTTTTTCAACGGAGTAGTTCAGATACTGACGTTCTTCTTTTTCACTCGTGGTGATTCGACCGACAGCGATTGTTGGCGTTCCGTTAGGCAACTCAGAGAGTTGCTTCGAGAACTTGTCCCACGCGGTGATCTTTGTCCAGGAGGTTTCAGAGCTTTCAGGATCCTGCCAAGCCAGAGACCTGTTAGTTACGGTTGAGCCACCAACCTCATTTTCTTCCTGCTTTGGACCTAAGCCACCACAAGCCATGTAGGTGTTGATGGCAAGCAGGTCATCGAAGTTGTCGTTGGTTACGACCAGCATCGGCTGCATCTGAAGCACCCCGTCAGGCGTGGCCTTTGCAGGACCCACAGCGAGGATTGTTTGATCTTCCTTGAGACCCTTCAGCAGCTTGCCGACGTAATGGTCTGACTTTTGCGACAGTTGAACTTTCGTCGCGACTCGCTTGTCCGATGTCGGGAGCGACTCTGCAATGACATTTACGAGTCCCTCTTCTTCAAGAGCTTCGTCTTTGACCCTAAGGCCGAGCATCGTGATGAGCATTGTTTAAGGTTCTGTAAATCGTTGAGCGGTGTACCTTGAGTGCCTTGGCGATCTCGCGGACGGGAACGCCTTGGCTGGAGAATGCTAGTACCAAATTGGTGTCCGCGTCCCCAAGCTTTGACGCCTTCATTTTTTTGTAAGAGTTGTGGTACGGATTGATACAGAGTCGGTTACCGCAGGACGGCTTCACGCAACCGTCTTTGTTGATTTCAAGATAATCCAGTATCAAGGGGCGCACGTAGTACTTGCAGCCGAGCGCATAGATAACAGGGGAGCCGTTGCAGAAGGACTTATCCCACTCGTCGCAGCATCCGTGCTCGAAGTCGCTAAAAGCCAGACGCCTGAAAAGAGTTGATAATGGGCTGTTTTTTACTTGTTGATACGAAAGCGAGAATGTATCAGCCTGCAAGGCACGAGCGATGTCAGCAGCTTGCGCCTGCGCGTGGCCCATCTCGTTGGCCAGAACAGCTAAGTTGAGAGACTTCTTATCTCTCTGAACGTGTAGGCAGTAATTAGTAGACGTCGTTTGGGCTGAACCACCTAGATGCTTCTTCAATTCTTTCTTGATCTTCCTTGTTTACGGCAAAGATAGGATACAGCCCTAACCACGCCCCTATGGGACCAGACAAAAGTCTTTTGACTAAACTCATTTTTTATTATTCGGCTTCTTTCACCCTAGCCGTTAAATAAAAAAGGGAGCCATTTTTACCGGCTCCCTTACATATTTTATGTCTGTTCTACCGACGACGTCCGCCACGTCCGCCGCCACCACCGCCGCCGCCACGTCCGCCGCCGCCACCGCCGCCGCTACGAGCAGGTGCAGGAGCGGGAGCGGGAGCGGGAGCCGGAGCGGGAGCCGGAGCAGGTGCTGAGTAGCCGATAGCGGAGGCGAGACTACCGCCGACTTGAATATTAGGATTGGCTGCAATTAACGCCCGTGTGGCGTCAGCACCCAGAGCTCTCAGAGTACCCATACCAACACCACCTTCAGACACTGCACGAGCAGCAGCGTCGGAGGAGGTCACAGGGACATACTGAGAAACTGGGGCGGACGTCGGAGTATATCGTGCCTCAGGCTGAGCTGCTTGCTGTGAGGCGCCGAAGATAGTCGACGTGGCTTTGGGCGCAATTCCCAGAGAGGCCGCCGCTTTTTCGCCAATCATTCCAGGGAAGTTTTGAAGGTATTGCCTGATTGAATCATCGCTGTATCCTTCAGCCTGCGCACGCTGAAGATCACCCATACCGAAACCGATACCGCCGTATTCAGGCTGATCCTGGGTAGCGCTGATACCGCCTGCGAAGCCCTGATACACCTTCTCGGCAGGTTCTTTGATCGTGATGACCTTTGGCTCTTGTGGAGTCGTAGGAGTAGTAGTAGGAGGTTGAGCAGCTCCGCCAGTAACCGTCCCGGCAGTTGCCCCCGTACCTTCGGGGGTTAGGCTAAATTCAGCAACTCGAGCCGGAGTCTTTGGAGTTTTGTAGGTCAAGGTACTCGGGCTTCGGCCCTTGTACATTGTCTGCATACGGAACGAGGGCGCAAACCCTTCGAGTGCTCCAGTGCCCTCCCCTTCCTCGTCTTCAAACAGAGAGGCTAGATCGATACCAAACTTCGAGCCAGCCTTCCGAACGAAGTCTCCATACTTTTGACCAAAAGTAAGGGGCTCTGTGGGGGTTGAGGTCATCTTGAATCTCTGGCGGAGTGCCTAAAACTAAGGAAATCCCGTAAGAACAGTATAAGCTACACGGATTAACTCTGTTACTTAGGCTGCTCGAAAGTTTTAAATCCTGGGAAGATAGGTGCGCTTGTCTTTTGTCCTGACTGAGCCTCAAACGTTTTGAAGCCAGTGAAAGGCTGCACCGCTTTCGCTCCTCCGTATGACCGAGCCCCTTGCGCTTCTCCTTCTGATCCTTTTTTAACTGTCTTCAAGCCGGGGAAGTAGTCCAGCAGCAAAGAACCTTGATCTTCACCAGGGGCGACTAAAGGAACACCAAAAAAGTCGCCCGCAAATCGAACAGACATAGAACTAACTCCTGTACTACTTATTCTCGATAAAAAATCGTTTAAGGTCAAACCCCGGACCGATTGTCCCTTTAAGCACACGCATCGTCATCTTTGCCTTTTCGTGGCAAGTGAAATATAAAGCCTTATCCTTATTGGACGTATAGCTTACTAAATTACGCCTCTCCTTGTCTAAACAATCACTAACGTACATAGAATCTTTTATAATTACCCATACCTCTTGGAAACGCAGGAGCGGCATTGCCTTGGTCTCGTCGAGGGTGTACAATCTCGATCTCAAGGCTACCTTTTTTACGGTTTTCTTGACTACACGTTTTTTAATTTCTTCTGTATTTTCTTTGGTTTCGTTACATTGCTTAGCCGCCGGTTGCTCCAGAAGCCTCTTCAAATTACGAGCTTTGTTAGCGGCTTCTAGCGCACTAGAGAACACATCAACCGTGAAGCACACTCCCGCTTCCATTCGTACACAGCCGACGTAGCCTTGCTCTGTCTTAGCTGTAAATACTTCTTTTTCTTTGACTGCGTCGAGATTCAGAATCTCTACTGCTGTTGCGGACTTCTTCTTAGGTTTAACCGTAACTGCGTCTTCCTTTTTGATCTGCGCAGCCGCGTGGATCATGAGCCGACCTTGCTCGTGCTCGGTCGTTGATTTGTATCCGTCCCACAGAACTGCAGCGTAGTGTCTACGGTCTCCACGCTTGTTTGTCTTAACGAAGACCTCCTTGACGGTACCTAAGCGTGTGCCGTTGACGTAGCCAGCGACTTTATCTTTGACCTTCTGCTCAGCGAAAGGACTGACGCAGGTGATGTTTTTAATGTTCTCGGTGACGCGATCGCCGACCTTGAACTTGCTCGGTGAGAGCGGACGGATTCGTTTAGTAGAGGTGCTCATTTTTCTGCCCAGGTTTCTCCGTAGCTAGCGTCTGCTTTAGAAGGAACTTCCTTCAAGATAGTTTCAGCTGCCTCTTTCATACAGCGTTCAAGTACTTCTTTGTAGTACTCGACCTTGTCATCAACTGCTTCAAGTACGATTTCATCGTGCACACAGGCAACTAAGTGAGCTTCATCCCCGAGGT